CATGATGTTGATATGATTCCAATCGAAGCAGATTACAGCTGGGCGGCTAATCCCATTCATATGGCTACGGAATGTAGCCAATTTGAATATAAATTACCATACGATAGTTATTTCGGTGGTGTTACAATGTTTAACCGAGATGACTTTAGAAAAACTAACGGGTACAATAACGAATATTGGGGATGGGGTGCTGAAGACGACGATTTGCGAGCAAGGTGTACTGTGGTTGGATTGGAATGCACCAGAAGACGTGGTAGATACATGTCTCTTCAGCATGGTCGAATAATAAAACAAGAAGAGTATTCTAAAAATATTGAAGAGTTGAAAAGCTTTACACCAGAAAAAATGCAATCAAATGGATTGAGTTCTATCGGATATTCTTTGATAGAACGAAGCCAGCTTAGAAATCAAAATGGTTTTAAATACAAAGTGAGTATATAATGGGCGTAATTTTAGGCGCATCTAAGAATTTTGACTTTAATACTCTTTATCCTTGGGTAAGCACTGCTTTAGCGACTAAAAACAAAGTAGTGATGATATTGATGGAAAATAATCGAACTTTAGAAACACAGTTAAAAGGTCTTGGAGTTGAAGTTGTTGTAAATGAAATATCAAATAATGTTGTGCCACATCACGAACGATTTCGTATTCAATACGAATACCTGATGAATTGCGATGAAGAATATGCTGTAGTAACCGATAGTCGCGATGTTTTGTTTCAGAGTGATCCTGTAGAATGGATGAAAAACAATCTCGGCACTCATAGCATTGTTTGTTCCAGTGAAGGTTTGAAGTACAAAGATGAATTTTGGGGAAATCGGAATCTCCAAGAGGGATTTCCCTATCTTTATGAAACACACAAAAACAACACTATTATGAATGTTGGAGTTCTTGGTGGTAAAACCCAAGCAATTGCAGAATTATCTTTGATGATATACAGTATGTGCAAACACAATCCAGCTAGAGTTTCTGATCAGTCTTCATTCAATGTCCTTTGTGGTATGAAATCGCTTGACTCGTTTATACTCAAATCTAGATCCGATGCTGGATGGGCACTGCATGCTGGAACATGGTGTAAAACCAACAATTTTCATTTGTTTGAACCGAATCTCCTGGAACCTCAACCAACATTTGAAGGTAAAGTCGCCAAGACGCATGATGGCAAAACATATGCTATCTTGCATCAATACGATAGAATAGCAGGATATTGATATGAAAATTGCTTTATGTTTGTCTGGACAACCAAGAGGATTGGTAAAAGCATACGAATATGTACAAAGAAACGTTTTATGTTGTAACGATGTTGATGTTTTTTGTCATGTATGGAACGAAGAAGAAAAAGTAAAATCATTATACAAACCCAAAAAAATTTTAGCAGAATCTCAAAATAAGATAAAATTAAACAAAGAATATAAAACAAGAGATAATATAAATCATCCAGCTATCAATACTTTTTGCTTTTTTTATTCTCTATATATGGCCAATAGTTTAAGAGAAGAATACGAAAAAGAAAATAACATCAAATACGATATTGTAATAAGATCTAGATATGATTTTGCTATTGCTAGATGTCTGAATTTTTCTGAATACGATACAGATAAAATTTGGACTCCTCTGATAAAAATACCAATGCCTTCTACTTTTGTTTGCACAGATCAGTTTGCTTTTTCTTCCTCTCAAAACATGTCAGATTATTCTAAAGTTTATGAAAAAATAGAATATTATTATGATTCTGGTATCTTGATAAACGGCGAAGATTTGCTCGCTGCCCACATCAAAAAAATTAATTTAATCAACAAAATTTCTTATGTTGATATGTGGGATCCTTTTTATGGTGGTAAATATAATTATGGTCCGCATTCTCTTGTGCGAGATGATATGGAGCAATGGGTTAAATGAAAGTTGTATGTAAACGCCAGCCAAATTGGATAAACTTTGATTTACATTTTCCATGTGAAGTTCATCTTCAATATCCAGAGTTTCCTTTTAATAAAAATGATGGCATTTTTAAAGTTTATTGCGATTCATTTGAGCCATCTTCATCTTGCGCAAATCATCTTCACATAGAGAAGATACTTCCACTTTATAATTTAATTTTAACGAAAAATCCATTTATATTGTCTAAATATAAAAACTCTAGATTATTTTATTTTGGATCATCTTTCATATATCCTCATTTACCTTGCAAAAAAACTTATGGTGTTTCTTTTGTGACTACAAAACCGAGCTGGCATTTACCCGGTTATGACTTGAGGTATGAGTTGTGGAGTAGGCAGAACGAAATAAAAATACCAAAGGTTTTTTACAGTTCCAACAGAATGCCAATAGATACAAACAGACTTCTTCCTGGAAATGGATCTAATTTAGATAAAATGATAATGTTTGAAAGTATGTTTCATGTTGCAATAGAGAATACGAAAGAAATTAATTATTTTAGTGAAAAAATCAATGATTGCTTTTGGACAAAAACTGTTCCTTTATATTGGGGTCATAAAGAAACAGTTAATTCTATTTTTGATGAAAAAGGAATAATACATTTTGATTCTGTAGATGAATTGATAAAAATATGTAATTCTTTAACAGAGAACGATTATTATAATCGAAACTCTTTTATGGAAAAAAATAAAGTTATATCTGAAATTTATGCTAAAGATATGAACGAAAGAATTAAATTTGAAATATTAAAATTTAAAGAAGGAAAAATATGAAACTTTTGGTATGTGGACATCTTAGAAATTTTTCAAATAATTATTATATTTTTGTAGAAAAATATTTTTCCAAATTAAATGCTGATAGTAAACATCTTGTTACTTATAAAAATCTCGGTTGGTGGAGTGCAAAAAATTCTGTTAATGACGGAGACGTAATTGATGCAAATAAAATTATTAATTTTAATTTTTTTGATACTATTAATATTTTACAAAAAGAAATAGTGCAAAATATAGCGAAAGAGTATATCAAGCCTGTATCGATTGTGCGTCCTTATTTAAGAACAGAAAATATGTCTAGTCAGTTTGCAATGAGGTACCTTTCTTGCAAAATTTTAAATTCTTTTGTTGATTCAAACGAAACAGTAGTTTTAACTCGCCCCGACATTTTACCTTCTCCTAATATGGTAAATACTATAGTTGACATGATCAAAGATGTAGATAACGATAAATCTTTAGTGTGTTATGTTGGCGGTACTTCTGTTGAGCAAGGAGATCCTTTCTTTGTTGGTACTGTTTCTAATTTAAAACATATAATGTCATCATCAGCTGTTAATAATAATGAGTATATGGATGCACATGCGTTTTTAGATGGAGCAATAATAGGAACCGATATCAAATTGAAAAGATATCCAGAACTTGGATGGGTATTATGTAATTCGCCAAATATGACAACTTATAGAGAAATTTAATAAAATGAATGTATTATTTTTTCAAACATCGATAATAAATGTTTCTAAAGATCCATTAAATTATAATCCTATCAGGTCCATGTACGATCCCGAGACACGCCTGCAACAAACAATTAATGGTGTAAACAGCGTTAGACTAAAATATCCTTCGGCTAAAATTTTCGTATGCGAAGCGAGTAAGCTTGACGATTACCAAGAAAAAAAATTAAAAGAATGTTCGGACAATCTTATTTTACTGCACGATGTGAATGAAGTTAAAGATACAAGAAATCATTCAAATAAAAGCTTAGCCGAAGCAACTCAAGTTAAGCACATACTTAGTAATCCGGAAATACAAAATTATGATTTTGTATTTAAAATGTCGGGAAGATACTGGCTTTCAGATAGCTTCAATCCATCATATATTGAGAATAAAAACAAAGCAAAAGTTATAGTAAGAAAAAGATTCTCAAATCCATATCGTCACTGGTTCAGTACTTCTTTGTATTGTGTAGGTAAATATGCTATTCCTATGATGATTAATCAGCTTGATAAAGCCATAGAGACACTAAAATACAACAATACAGATATTGAAAGCACTTTGTTTCGAGGTATCGAGAATACATATTTGATAGAAGTAGATTCTATAGGATGCAGTGGAAGATTGGCTGTAAACGGCGAAATTGTTGATCATTAAATAAGAAGTTAATATGAGCGAAAGAATACAAATATTAAATAGTCTTCTAGAAAAGCGCACAAATCCATCCTATCTTGAAATAGGATATGGAGATGGTACCTGCTTTGAAAGTATAACATGTGTGGATAAAACATGTGTAGACCCAAGTCCCTTTTGTGATAAAAATTTTGGAAAATCTGGAACTTGCATAAAAAAATATAGCGATTCTTTTTTTGAATCTAATCAAAAAATGTTTGATGTGATCTTTATAGATGGAGATCATTCTTATGATCAAGTGTGTAAAGATTTTTCAAATTGTTTAAAGTTCCTTAAAAAAGGTGGTTGTATAGTTTTACATGACTGTAATCCTCCAGATAAAAACCACACAAATCAAAATTTATGTGGAGATGGTGGATATAGAATGTTCACCGAGTTTTATCAAAAAAATACAACTTTTACATGGATGACTTCTTTTGAAGATTATGGTGTTTGTGTTGTTACAACGGATAATTCTAGACAGGCGGAGACTTTGAATAAAAACGGCGAAGATTTATATGATATATTTTCTAATTCTAGAATTAATATTTTGAATTTAAAACCAGCTTCAGAAATTATTAAAATAATAAATTTAATTTGAAACAAGGTATTTTTATGAGCACTATTCGAGCTTTTATGTTTCATGATGTTAGAGATGCATCTAATACCAAATATGCTTCTCGATATTCTTTAAAATCTTATTTAACACCAGAAATTTTTAAAAGACAAATTGAATTTATATCTAGCAGATATAAAGTAATCGATAGTTCTGAAATATTATCTATTAATTTGGATGGGGATGAGAATTATGCTGTTTTAACTTTTGATGATGGCTTGAAAGACCATCTAAATGTAGCAAAATATCTGAAAGATAACTCATTACCAGCTACTTTTTTTGTGCCAGTGGAGCCAGTATTTCATAATACCGTTATACACGCCCATAAAATACAATTTATCTTATCTGTAACAAATGAAAAAGAACTTGTAAAAGAAATTTTAAATAATTTTAGTGACGAAAGAGAAGTTATTTGGAATCAATACAGCCAGACGATATGGAAAGATAATTGGTGGACATTAGAAATGATATTCATCACCAATTTTTTAAGAAAGCATAACACAGAAAAATTTAATTGTTATGATTATTGTGATGTTCTTTTTAACAAGTATGTGGTATCCAAAGATATAGAATATTTTAAAAATTTTTATTTGAATGAGCAAGATCTAAGTTATATTTACGATAATGGATTTACCATCGGAGGGCATGGTTATTCTTCTAACAATCTTTTGTTGGAAAAAGAATGGATAAAAGACATAAAGAAGTGCGAACCAATAAAATCATACACAGATTTTTTATGTTTTTCGTATCCTCACGGTGGTTATTCGGATGAAATTAAAAAAGAATTGAAGCAAAATGGATATGAGTTCGCTTATACAGTCAATCCTTTTACAATAACGGAATTAGACAAATTTGATAGTATGGAATTTCCAAGATATGATGCCCCACAGAGAATATTAGTATGAAAATATTATATTATGGTTACAGAGAATGGGCTTATAAAATATTTAATAATTTAGATAAAAAAAATATTTATTTAATTTCGAATGATGACTACAGTATTATAGATTTTATAAAACCTAATTTAATATTTTTTATAGGATGGAGCAACATAATTCCATCTGAAATTGTTAAAAAATATAAGTGTGTATGTTTACATCCTTCTCCTTTGCCGAAATATCGTGGTGGAAGCCCAATACAAAATCAGATATTAAATAATGAAACCGAGAGTGCTGTAAGTTTATTTTTGATGGATGACGGTATAGACACAGGAGATATATTGTTTCAAAAGAAAATTAGCTTAGACGGAACTTTGAATTGTATATTCGATAGAATAGTGGAAACAGGAACCGAAGGAATAAAGTTTATACTGTCTAATGTTACAAATTTGGATTCCATATCGAAAAAACAATGTGAGAATGACGCTACTTTTTTTAAAAGAAGAAAACCACAACAAAGCGAAATAACAATAGAAGAAATACAAAATAGTGATGCATTATTTCTTCATAACAAGATTAGATCATTAGCGAATCCGTATCCGAATGCCTATATAAAATGTAAAGGTGGTCAGAAACTCTATATTTTGGACTCTCGGATAGATTATGAAAAATGAAAAAATTTTTATTACAGGTGGAGCTGGTTACTTAGGTCAGAATCTCTGTAAATATTTGTCTCAAGATAACGAAATAATAGTTTACTCCAGAGACGAATCAAAACATTATTACATGCAAAAGCAGTTTCCTAATGTAAGATTTATAATCGGAGATATACGTAATAAAGATTATTTAATAAGAAAATCTAAAGGATGTACAATTGGAATATTTGCGGCATCTTTAAAACAGATAGATGCCTGTACCAATAATTACGAAGAAGCTTCTAAAATCATAATAGATGGTGCTATAAATTCAAGACTTGCAGCCGAAGAAAATGGATTTAAGTCGGCAAGTTTTATATCGTCAGACAAAAGTCGAGCAGCAACCACAATATATGGTGCCATGAAATATGTTGCAGGAGAGTCTTTTATAGTTGGCGATTCTAACTCTAATTTAACCACTTTAATTTATGGAAATGTTGCAAATTCAACCGGGTCAATTATTCCATTAATATGGAATTGTATCAAAAACAATAGATGTTTGACTCTTTATGAGCCTTCAATGACTCGTTTTTGGATAGATATCAAAGATGCAGTGGATTTAATAGTCAAGGCTCAAAAATATAAAGGTTGTAATATAATACCAAAAATAAAATCTTTTTGTATAGAAGATTTGTGTAAAATTTATAGCGAAAAATTTGGATTGAAATATACAGTCGGCACTCCTCGTGTCGGAGAAAAAATTCATGAAATAATGGCTTCTAATGAGGAAATTCGAAGATTGCAATATGTTTCTTCTGATAATTTATACGTTCTGTATCCAGACAGACAAATCAATAATTTAAGTTTTCCAAATAACGAATATTCTTCAAAAGATTTTTGTATGGATATAAACGAATTGTTCCATGTACTAGAAGATAAGGATTTTTATAAATTATGAAATGTGCAATATTCGGAAATAATGGAATGCTCGGTTCGTATGCTCGATCTTATTTACAAGACTTTTATGAAATATCGTCTTTTGGTAGGAAAGATATAGATATATTTTCTTGTAGTAAAAAAGATTTTTTTGATTTTGCCGACAAAAAATTAAAAAATATCGATGTGATAATAAACTGTGCAGGTGTCATAAAGCAAAGAAATGTTTCCGATGAAGAAATGATAATTGTAAATTCAATATTTCCGCATTGGTTGGCTGAAATTAAAAAGAATACTAATTGTAATGTAATACATTTTACTACTGACTGTGTTTATAGTGGTATTAAAGGTAATTACTCGGAAGACGACAAACACGATTGCGCTGATGTTTATGGAAAATCCAAATCAATAGGTGAAAATCAAAACTTGACTATTATTAGAACTTCTATTATTGGAGAAGAGCAAAGAAATAAATTAAGTTTATTAGAATGGGTAAAATCTAATCAAAATAAAACAGTAAATGGTTTTACAAATCATTTCTGGAACGGAGTGACGTGTTTAGAATTGATGAAGTATGTACATAGTATTATAAACTACAATCTTTATTGGAATGGTGTTCGCAACGTTTTCAGTCCAAATGTTGTATCTAAATATGATTTAGTTAATATGATATCTGAAGTTTATGAATTAAACGTTAGTGTTAATAAAAACAGTCATATTGATTTTTGTGACAGGTCTCTTTCTTCAATTCACAGTAAAAAACCCATAGCAAAATCATTAATCAATCAATTAATTGAAATTAAAAATTTTAAATTAAGTTAATAGGTTTATTATGAAAGATATAAAATTAGTAATGTTTGATCTCGATGGTGTTTTGGTTGATGCTTGTGAACTTCATTACGAAGCTCTAAACAAAGCTTTAACTGCAAACGGCAAATCGTCGATAAGCCGAGAAGACCACGAAAGCAAATATAACGGTCTTCCTACCAAAGTAAAGCTGAATCTTCTTGGATATGAAGATGCTTTGATAAAAAAGATCGACAGCGACAAGCAAAATTATACTTTAGAACTGATTGAAAAATGTTGCACCAAAAGACAAGAAAAAATTGACTTGATTGATTATTTAAAAAAAAGAGGCATAGTTGTCGGTTGTGTGACCAATTCAATAAGAAAAACCACGCAAAAAATGCTAATTCAGACCGGCATTTACGATAAAATAGATTTTTGCATAACAAACGAAGATGTTGATTTTGCTAAACCGGATCCAGAAGGTTATGTAAAGGGTATATCTTTTTACAACAATCTTATCGACTCGATTGCCAATCAAGTAATAATAGTTGAAGACAGTCCTAAAGGATTGCAAGCAGCTCGAGCCACTGGTGCTTGTGTTATTCAAGTAAAGGATCCAAATGACGTTCATGTTGGATTGTTCAACTCGATTGTTGCAAAAGATGTTGAAAAGTCTCAAGTAAGTATGATGCGTGGTGGGTGGTTTGTTGGCGCATTTGAACCTACATTAGAAAACACCAAAGATTTTGAAGTTGGTTACAGAAGTTACAAAAAAGGCGAAGATCATGATATGCATTATCATGTTGTAGCCAAAGAAATAAATTGTGTCGCTAGAGGATGTGTAGAAATTGAAGGAGAATTGTATAAAGAGGGCGACATTTTCATTGTTCATCCTTTCAAAGCAATTAAACCGATATTTCATGAAGACAGTTCTATAGTTTGCGTTAAGATACCATCATGTCCCAACGATAAATATGTCTTAAAGGACATTACACTATGAAGATATTGATACCGATGGCTGGAGAAGGATCCAGGTTTGCCAAAGAGGGATATACGTTCCCCAAACCATTAATCGATGTTAATGGTAAACCTATGATACAAAATGTTGTGGAAAATATCAGCTTTGATGCTGATTATATTTTTCTGGTAAGAAAAAGTCATTTAGACAAATATCCTGGTCTTGGTTCTACCCTAGAAAGAATCACCAAAGGAAAAACAACAATAGTGACTGTTGATAGTTTGACCGAAGGCGCAGCGTGTACAGCTTTGCTTGCTAAAGATTACATAAACAACGACGATGATCTGCTTATCGCCAATTCTGATCAAATAATCGAATACAGCAAAGAAAATTTTGTAATTATCAAAGACAAGATAAGCGTTGACGGTATAGTGTTTGCGTTTCGTTCAACTCATCCTAAATGGTCGTTTGTAAAGTTAAACAAAGAAAATTATATAACTGAAGTTGCTGAAAAAAAACCAATTTCGGATGTTGCTACTTGTGGAATATATTGGTACAAGCGTGGTAAAGACTTTGTATCGGCTGCCGAGCAAATGATTGCCAAAAACATACGGGTGAACAATGAATTTTATGTAGCCCCCGTCTACAACGAAATGATATCCGATGGTAAATTCATACTACCATTTTTTGTTGATAAAATGCATGGTATCGGAACACCGGAAGACTTGACAAATTATTTAAAAATAATATGAAGTATTTGATATCTCATCGTGGCAATATTGATGGTCCAGTCAAACAATTTGAGAACATGCCACAATACATAGATCTGGCCCATTCTAAAGGTTATGATGTTGAAATTGATGTGTGGTATGACTCTCAAAATTCTGATTACCATCTTGGCCATGATACACCAGAATATAAAATTTCCAAACAGTGGTTGTTGGAAAGAAAAGACTGGTTATGGTGTCACGCAAAAAATCTTGAAGCTTTACAGCAACTAATTCAAGACGATCTGCACTGTTTTTGGCACCAAGAAGATCAAGCCACAATCACCAGCAAAAGAATAATCTGGTGTTACCCTGGAAATTTTATAAAAAATGGTATAGCGGTAATTCCAGAAAATGTTTTTTCGGTATCAGAATTTAAAAAAATTGTGAATAAAGTTTTGGGAGTTTGCACCGATTATCCTAGTAAATTCTCATCAGAAGATTATAATACGGTATGAAAATAGAACATATGATTCTCTCGTCGCTTGCCAAACGAGAAGAATATGCACGTAAAGTTTTGGCTTTTATCACTCCCGAATACTTTAGCGATTCGTCCGAACGAACTTTGTTCGAGATGATGTGTCGCTATTTTCAAAACTACAACGCATGTCCAAGCAAAGCTGCTTTGGTGATTGAAAGCGATTCTCTGTCGTTGAGTCAAAAAGACCATGAGCAGATTCGTCAAATCATCGACAGCGTCGATGCGATTGACAATTCAAACGATCTTGATTGGACAGTTGATGCAACCGAGAAGTGGTGCAAAGATCGAGCCGTGTACAATGCAATCTTCGAGTGCATCAAAATCATTGACGACAAAGAAGGCAAGCAAAAACTCAGCAAAAACGCAATCCCAGAACTGTTGCGTCAAGCCCTGAGCGTCAGTTTTGACACCAACATCGGGCATGATTATATCGAAGCTTTGAAAGAACGCTACGACTATTATCACAGCGGTGAAGAAAAGATTGCGTTTGATTTGACGATGCTCAACACCATTACCGATGGTGGTATACCTCGTAAAACCTTGAGCGTAGTGGCTGCACCAACTGGTGGCGGAAAGAGTATCTTTCTGTGTCACCATGCCGCTGCGTGTTTGCGTCAAAACAAGAACGTTCTCTACATTACCCTTGAAATGAGCGAGCAACGAATCGCCGAGCGCATCGATGCAAACCTAACCAACACGCGTCTCAACGAGTTGCGCGAATTGCCGTATCAGATGTACGAAAAGAAGTTCAAGCGTGCCACTCAAGATGTTCAGGGTAAACTGATCATCAAAGAGTATCCAACTGGCACCGCCAGCGCACTAAACTTTCGCCATTTGATCGACGAGCTTCGCATCAAAAAGAACTTTTCTCCGGATGTGGTGATTGTTGACTATCTTAACATCTGCAGCAGTTCCAGATACAAAGCAAGTGCCAACGTCAACAGCTATACACTGGTCAAAGCGATTGCCGAAGAGTTGCGTGGTCTTGCGGTCGAGACGAATGTTCAGATGTTCACAGCAACGCAAATCAATCGCCAAGGGTTCAACAACAGCGATGTGGACCTCACCAACACTGCCGAAAGTATGGGTCTTCCTGCAACTGCAGATTTCTTTATTGCGATCATCGGAACCGAAGAACTCGAAGAATTGAATCAGGTGATGATCAAGCAATTGAAAAATCGTTTGGGTGATGTTGGCAGCAACCGCAAGTTTGTTGTGGGTCTCGACAAAAGCAAAATGAAGTTTTACGATGTGAATCAAACTGCTCAGCAATCGCTGGTGCATGTTAACAGCGAAAGCGGAAAGGTTGTTGCTGCCGACAGCGACGAACAAGACGATCCGTATGCCAAATCTTTGTTTAGAAAAAGCGAGCAAAAATTCAATCAAAAGTTCAACGATTGGGGTTGAAAAGGTTTGATTGATGTGTATAATGTATCGAAGATTGCGGGATAGATTAAGGGTAGATCGTCGGTCTCATAATCCGACCGTGGTGGTTCGACTCCACCTCCCGCTATTATGAACGAGCAAGATAAATGTTGGTACTGTTGTTGCGATGATGGGGAACTTGTGTTCTGCAATGAGTTTGATGCTTTTGTTCATGTTGCTTGTGTGCGAGAAGCCGCAAAAGACGCGAACGATCGTGAAGCGCAAATCATTGCCGACGAAATTTTGGGTCCTCGTAGCTCAGTTGGATAGAGCGTCAGCCTTCTAAGCTGGATGTCGCAGGTTCGAGTCTTGCCGAGGACGTTTGGAGAAACCATGAATTACCGACTGCACATTGATGTACCGCTTGTAGCCGACATGAACGAATCGGTTGCGATGTCAAATCGATTGATTGAGATTATTAAAAATGCCATGATTGCCAATAACATTCAAAATACTCAAATTAACTACCGTGTGGGTAACGATGAAGATCGTCAAAAGTCAAATTATTTGAGTATCAATGAAAACGGTCACGCTAGCAACAAAAAGAGTATTATTGAATTGTAACATATCGTGCCGTGGGAGGAAAGCTTCTCAGAACCGCTTATAACGGTTTAAAGCCGGGGCAGTACCGGAACGGCACATTAAAATAAATAAGTGTATGCAAATGGACGTTTTGCTGCTCAACAACACCGAAGAAGTTTTGAATGTAATTCCTTGGCATCGTGCGGTTCGCTTGATGTATACGGGTAAAGCATCCGCACCGTATGGTCACGAAGACTATTATCGAATTGCAACTGGTGAAGGTTACTTTGAACTACCAACAGCAATTGTACTTTTGAAGTACGTCAACATCCCATACAAAAACGCAAGTCTCAGCAGAAAAAACATTCTTCGTCGCGACGAATACATATGTCAATACTGCACGAGCGATTTGATCGAATCAAATCAAACGCTCGACCACATACTTCCGGTGAGTCGTGGCGGTCGTCACGAGTGGACCAATTTGGTGGCTTGTTGCAAAAGTTGCAACGCAGCCAAAGCCAATCGAACACCCGAAGAAGCAGGCATGCGATTGCTGCGAGAACCGGGCATACCATCACGCAGAGTTTTAGCGGTCAAATTGATCAACAAAAAGACCAAACAAGGTTGGAAACGTTGGGTTTCTTCCTAAATACAAATGCCCTGCCTGTGCAGGGCATTTATGTTACAGCGATTGGTTGAAAAACTCGAAACTTTTGGTGTGGTGCGTGTTGACGGAAAACGCATAAAGGTTTGCATACCTTCAAAATGTCGCAACGACCGCGTGCAGGTTTTGCAACAAGTAAGCGACAATTTTCAAGATTTTTCTGCTGTGTTGATGAACGATATGCCCAGCTACAGCAGCATTGGGTATGTGCAAATACAAGATTTTCGAATAAGCGTCAAATCGCTACCGCAACAAAGCAGCATGTCGCCGGGTGTACCCAACGAGCATGTTCTAGCACAAAAAATTAATAAATATATAAAAGAATCGGGAACGATAAATTTAATATTTTTGAGCGATAAAAATAGAATTTGCTATGAAAATGTTATGAATTGTCGTTTAACCGAAAATCGTAAATCAAGAAAAGGGCGCAACAAAGCCGATATGATCGTCGAAACACAACAAAACAACTATGCAGTTTCGATCAAACAGGACGATGCCGAGCGTTGGGAGTCGGCAGACACGTCGCACGGTACAGTAGCCCTTCAGCAGCTTCAAAAAGCTTTGGACGAACAAAAAACCCGCTTGCTTCCGGTTCTCGATAAAAACGGAGCACCGATGGTTCGCAAAGACGGAAGAACCGTGATGCGGTTGGAAAACGAGCTTTTTTGGTGCATGGAAGAAAACCAAGCCAAAAAGACGATTTTTGGCGATGATGTTTGCAACGGTGGAGCGGTGGTTTTCAACACGTTCAACGATTCTCATTTTTCGTACAACAGCACCGATTCTAGTTTGACGGTTGCATGCGACCGAGTGTACACAACAGACGGCTCGATCGATGCACAAGATCATCCGTACTGGATAATCAGAAACGACGTAACCAGAAACTGTCGAAAGCTTGGAATACCCGGACTTCGCATCGAATCGGTATTCAAATCACGTATAAAATACGGAGTCGAAGTTTAATGCCAAACAACAATCACGTTACTGTTATTGTTTTGACATCTTCCGGAAAAGACGGTAGCGACACCGTAAACAAAATACAACAGTCTTGCAAAAAGTTTGGCAAAAAGTTTTACATGGTTTCCACTCAGTATGCGTACATTGATGATCGTGCGTCAACTTCTGAAAAAATAGTGATACACAATCACGACGGTAGCGGCAAAAGCATCACACTCGATCCGCGTGATGTGGTTTGTTTTGCGCGTGGAGGCGTAACCAACACTCAAATCGGAATGGCGATTCTTACGATTTTCGAGAACACCGGGATGTTTGTGATCAACGAACGTCGCCCGATGGAACTTTGTGCCAACAAGCTTTACAGTGCCATACAACTCGACAGTTACGATATACCAACACCAAAAACGGCGTTTGTTGCCAATTTGAGTTCGCTCGACAACGCACTCGAACAAATCGGCAATCAATTTCCGGTGATTGTAAAAACACTCACGGGTGCCGAAGGAGTTGGTGTTTCGATAGTTGACAGCTACGAAAGCTTGAAATCGGTTCTGCAAACTCTTTGGAAATACGATGCGGAACTTTTGATTCAAGAATACTTGGAAATCAAAAACGATGTTCGTGTGTTGGTTTTGGATGGCAAAGTTGTTGCAGCAGCGATGCGCGGCAAAGCACCCAGAGACTTTCGCACCAACCTTGCGCAAGGTGCCGAAGGTGGTCCGTATAAAATCAGCGACCAAGAGCGAGAAATAGCCGAGCGTGCGGCAGAGGTTTTTGGAACGTATTATGTGGGTGTGGATATGATTACCAGCAAAGGAAAACCATATGTGATCGAACTCAACGCTTCACCCGGCAGCGGAAACGTGTATCGCAGCTATTTTCCCGACAGCGAAGGCAAAAACATCACGGGTCAAAAATTGATCGACAGCGTTGTCAAGCATGCAATAAACCGAGAAAATTGGAATTTCAATCACCGTGAAGTTGGTTTGATCGAACCGATCGACATCGATTCTATTGGAAAATACAAAGCCAAACTGGATACCGGCAACGAAAGTTACAATGTGTTGGGTGCAGAAAACATCGAAGAATACAACGGAACTGTTGCGTTTACGGTGCAAGGTAAAAAATATGAAAAACCCGTTGTGTCGCATGTGAGAATACGAACCAACAACATAAATGTGGATCGTCGCCCGGTGGTGGAATTTGACGTAGAATTCAGAAATCGTAAATTCAAAAACATACGATTCAGTTTGGTGCCCAGAAGATTCAACAAATATCCTGTTTTGATTGGCAACAAATTTATGAATTTGGCCAAGATATCGGTAAACGTCAATACGATTCAAACGTTACCCGAAAGCAACAAAAACAATCAATATATTGAAAAAATAAATACATTAGGAAGTTTTGTGCAAATCGACGAAATGCGCGATATTCTTGCAGAAAAACTTCAAACGTGCAAAAAAGAAGATGAAGTAGTTTTGATCGAAGAGGCTTTGGGTCATATCAATGTTGCAAAATACAATTTAAAAAACCAGCAACAACAAGCTTACGATAGGAACACAATCATGTATGCCGACAAAAAGTTTTTAAAATTCTTAGAAAACTTTAACAATGAAAATTCTGAAAAACAAAATTTAAACGAAGAGGTTGTGTCCGAAGCCACACGCGCCAGCAGCATTTCGCAAGCGAGAAAAGCACTCGCCAAAATATCCAAAAAGCGCGAAGCGTTGCGTAAAGGCAAAAAGCAACGCAAAAGCCGTTCGGTTGGTGTAAAAATCGTAAAAGGCAAGCCCAAAGAAAAAGACTATCAACGCCTCGATCGAGCAATTCAACGCAAGCGTGCCAAGTCGGATCGTGAAAAGGGTATCGTAAGAACGAAAAAGCGTGAAAAGATGGGTCCTGCGCACGTTGGTGCGATCGAAGGAGCAAGCATTCCAGCAAGTCGCGAATATTCGCAATCGCGACGTTCGCAGCTCGAACGCTTGTATTCCAGAAAGAAATACAAAGAAAAGGCTCCAACCGAATACAACCCAGAAATGGCATCGATTCGCTTTTGGAACTATCGCACCCCCACAAACCCAAGACGCAGCGATGCAGGCAATCCAATGCAAAGCGGTGCGCGTGCGAGTGTGGTTGACGGTGGCATCAAGCAGCGTTTTGGACGCTACTACGGCAACAAAAAGGGCAAAACCAAGAGCCGCACCGGTATGACCGGCGAAGAAATTCGTTCGGTTGTTCGTGAAAAGATTCGTCGTGGCGAATGGCCATCTCCGGGTGGTATGGCTGGTTTGCGCAAAGGCTGGGAAAAGACTTGGATGAAGAAAAAGAAAAAGGACTGATTTATGAAGCATAAATACTTAGCCGAGATGAGTGTAAAATCCGGAGCCGTTAGTCAATTGCCTTCGGGTGTTTTGCGTGCTTTGGCTCCGTTGCTTGCGAAATTGTCCGGAAAAAGCAAAAACAAGTCGCAGCAAAAGACCGATGAAAAAATGATCAATTATATGGATCAAGGATGCGGTGGCGGTGGTTCGTATTCCAACCAACCAGCAGCCAGCACAACTCCTTCGGATCGTGAATGGGGTACATCATCGTCGGTGAACGCTTATTCTACCATGACTCCCGGACAATCGCAGTCGATTCGCGAAAGTGCCGAAGAAGAACGCAATCGTCGCGATTACAAGCGTTGGAAGCAATTGGTAAACATGGGTGCCAAGGAAATACAAGCCTTTTTGGACAGTCAAGACGGTAAAAAAGCAGGTCTCAGTCGTAAAGAAGCTTCCACAGCAGGTGCTGGTGGCGGCAGAATCACAAGCGGTCGCGACAGCGCACGAGCAATCATCCGAATGAAGAGCAAACCGTTCAGCGAATGGGATGCAAGCGACATTCGATGGATGCGCAAGCAAATAAACTTTATCAGTCGCATGCGAGGAAATCCCGGAAAGTTGCGCGACGAACAAGGCAGACCCACCCGCAAGTTGCTGGCTCTCAAAGTATGGGGTCACAATCCATCAAAAGGTTAAATTCAGATATTTATAAATAAATAAGAGTAAAATCACAAGGAAAACCAATGTTTAATAATCATAATTTGCCCAAGTCGCTTATCAACGAAGTTGCCAACTTGCTTGGCACAACCAATTCGGATTTTGAACTTCCATCCGAGCTGCAAGAAATTGTGGCAGAAGCGGCGCGTGATTATGTGATGTGTCCCACACGAGAAGATCGCAAAGCCATCATCGAATGGCATATCGATCAAGTTATGGACATTAAAGACGTTGATTCGCAAGTGATTGTCAATTTTGAACGCGCAGTGGAATACACTGCTTTCAACGAAGCTGCGCCGATTGTTGGTGCAATTGGACGCGTGGCTATGCAAGCCGCTAAAAATCCAGCGGTACAACAAGCGGCAGCAAAAATCGCTTCGGATGCCGTTGGCGGAATGATCAATCGAGCAAAGAAAAAGCTTGAACCCGAACTCACCAACGAAGCCAAAAAAAGAAGCTTTGGTGAAACTATGCGCCTCATGGCCAGACAAGCCGGAGTTCGTTTGGGACACAAGCAACCACAACCACAACCAGAAAAAAAATCAATCGGCAACGTTCCTCTTGTGCACAAGGGTCCAGAGCCGATGCAAGATTCGGTCGATTACTCGCAACTCGTCCAAGCACTTTCCGAACTCAACGAACAAGAATTGAGTGCATATTTTGATATTGTAACTGTTGGTGAAGGTGGCATGCTTTCGGAACAGCAAGCCGAAGATCTTTACCGTGCGCTTGTTGAAGCAGAAATCATTTAACTAACAGACAAACAAAAATAACCAAGGAGATTTCTAGATGCCCCTCTGGAACAATAAAGACTCAGAAAGCAGCAAACCAAGTTGGCTCACCGAAGAACAGAAGCGTCAGTGCTTCCGTACCGTTCGCGGATGGGAAATTCCGCTTGCGGGTCAAGGTTTCACCAACACAGCCGAAAACGTTTTCGGTTTGACCAGCAACGGTACCACTGGTATTCCTTACCTGTACCGCTCGCCAAACTTTGTTGGTATGACCGAATTGCTTGTTGCCATGCCTATGGATCCTTCTGCCGCTGGCGTGACCAACGATTATCTTGCTGGTTTGCCAGCCACCGAAAAGCGTGGTGAAGTCAGTGGATTTGGTGGAACCGGTCCAACCAACGGAATTTACGGTGCAACCTCGGGTGATGATGTTCCCAACTACAAGCCATACATTACGGCTCCGGCTTCGGGTATCACCAACACGGCTCCTGGTACGATTGTTTATGCCACCAAGGGCATCACCAGCTACATTCCTGTAATCGCTTCGGATGCAAACTACACCGATGAACCAAAACTTTTTAGGTTTACTCTCGGTACCGCAGCCGCATCTAGTGGTCTTACGGGTTTGAGCCTCACATTTGGTGCTGGCTTTACTACCGGTACTTTTACGCATCTTTACAACACAATTCAAGCCACAGCCGGAACATCTGCTATCACAGGTTCCACGCTCACCACTCGTCAGTTGTTGGTATTAAATCAGCCAACAACTCTCGTTGGTATGACCGCTGCTGGTTCCTACTGGGATCCTGCTACCGCAACTTCTTATGTTGTGAACCGTTACGGTGGTTGGGGTGGCATCACTCAAGGTGCAGCCGTTTTGATTGTTGGTCCTTCGGCTGTAACCGGAAACTACAGCTTGCGTCTCAGTGTGTTTGACGGTCGCGCTTCGGGTGGAGCAACCGGAACCGTAGACTTTACGCTCTCGATCACTAGCGGCACTTCTTATTGAGGAAACCGATGAAACGTTACAAAGATCTTCGCGAAAAATTAAATGAAGATTCGGAAAGTTACTATGATGCCAAGTATCGTGTTGGTCCACTCGGAGGCAACAACGAAGTAGACCAAGCGGATGCGGCAATTTTCGATCTTGCTCGTCCCGACAATGTTCGTCGCATCAACACTTATCTTGGTGCGGCTGGCGCAAAACCTGTTTTGGATCCAAATAGCGTTCTTCGTCAAATCCAGAAAAAGTTGTCGATGATTGGATTGCAGTTTAGCATTCCAACCAGCGACTTGGGTGGTAGATCTCGTTACGGAACCAACGATGTTCCGGATGGTGGCGAGGGCACAACCACAAACGAATACCCACTTTCTTATTTGGGTGGTCGTTTTGGTGTTCTCGACAACACCGGAAAAATTGGTTACGACGACAACATCTCGCATCGATTGGGTCATGGTCTCAAACTTCGTGTTGTGTACCAAGACACTCCGAATGGTATGACTACGGTTGTGGCCAAAGTTGTAACTTCGGATTCCAACAACTCGGGAGAATTGAACGTTCCGAGCATGATGAAACAAGCAATCAACACCATGCGTGATGCGATGTCTAAAAACGAAAACTACACCACACAGATGACTGGTATGACAACTGTGCTTCCAAAGCAAGGTGCCAGCGACGATACAGTCGCCGATGTGCAAACGACCGACAAGGTCGCCAGCATAATCGGTCGTCTGAGAAACATCACGCCGGGTCAATAAATATATTATGATTTATGAAATTCAAAAAACTTGATGATGATAATTTTTTGTTGTACGCAATCAAGCACTATGATAATCCTCAATGTGTGAGCATGGAAGAGTTTTATCAGGATTTGTCCGCAATAATATATCTCAAAAGACTTTTTAAGAAATACAAGAAATCAGGAGAAATTCGCGAACAGTTGGTTTTGAATCACACAATATTGTTGTACAACGTATTTGGTATCGAACCAGCCACACGAATACTTTTTTGGAAAATAGATAAAGAATATCATTCGCAGTTAAAAACTATTTTAATATTTTTGAATTATATAAAAGAGAATCATAACTACGGTGAATGGGATTTAGAAATGAATCTCATTCCATTAGACGAAACCCTGGTGGAACGTTTAAGAAGGATTTAACCCAATGAAAAGCAACCACATGTCGATGATGCGCAATCATATTTTCAACATCGCCGAAAAGAACAACCGTTCCAACAAGAGAATTCAGGAAGTTCGCAATCAGCGTTTGTTTGGAACCGAGCCATCGTATCTTGTGGTTGATTTGATGGACGATGTGTATCAAATGAACGAACAGCAATTTTCGTTCTTCATGAATTCTTTGAACGTATACGATCGTCAGCGCGTTGATGATATTTTTGAAAGCGTATCGGATGCAATGGATTCGATGCTTGAATATCGTTCGCAATCCAAATGTTTGTTTGAACAATTCGACAGCTTGAGCGAAATGTTTTTGATTGAAGCTCAGATCGACGTTTCCAAGAAGTTGCTGGGCGAACTTCAACGTCGTTTGGCTGCAGCCAAGCCGGACGATCTTTCTCAGATCACTGCTCTCAAAAGCAGCATCGAAAAAACCAAATCACGAATCGCTGCACTTGAAAAAGCCGGAAAAACCGGAGGAGAATTGGCTGGCACCAAGAAAGAAATTTCTGCTTTTGAAAAAGATGTCAAATCCAAAACTTCTCCGGGTAAAAAACCAACATTGACATTGGATCAGTTTAAGAAATATCAAGAACTCGGCAAAAAGAAGGCAGAAACCGAAGCCAAACTCAAGGGAGAAAGCGGCGAAGCACAAAAAGCCAATCTGTTCTCGAAAGACAAAACTTCTCCGCTTGTGTCCAAGTACAATCTCAAACCGATTGAAAAGCCAGCCGAAAAACCCGAAGAAAAGCCTGCGGAAAAAACCGCAGAAAAGCCTGCGGAAAAACCAGTGGAAGCTCCAGCCGAAAAACCAAAGAGCTGGTGGCAAAAATGGAAAGAAGATCAACGCAAGCACACCAACATCATGCTTAGCGATGCAGGCGAAGGTGCGGCTTACTACGCCAAGCGAGCACGTCAAATTGGTGGCGATATCGCCAAGGGTACCGCTGAACTTGCTGGCAGAGGCTACGGAGCCACTTTGCGTGGTGGTGCAAACCTTTACGGTGCGGGTGTTGCGACCGGCAAGGCAATCGCCAGACCAGTATACAATCGCATGCGCCCCACGACCGCTTGAAAGGAATTTTGATGAAGAAGTTTCATCGATTCTACGAAGATGCTAGCACCGCCGCAGCCGAAGCTGCTGCCGAGGCTGCGGCTAAAAAAGCCGAAGAAGAAAAAAAGAAAGCAGCAAAAGAAGCCGAAGATGCAGCCAAGGCTGAAGCCGAAGCAGCCAAAGCCGAAGCTCTTGCCGCAAAAGCAGCCGAAGAACAAGCATTAAAAGACAAGATACGAGCGAAACAACTGCAAAAAAGTGCCGAAGAAATGGGCATTGCTCCTGCCACTGTAGCGAGTGCTGCTCGTGCGGGCGAACGAGCATTCACCGGACACACCCGAAGCATCGGAAATGTTCTTGTGGGAAGAGCGTTGGGTGGTGCGTATGGTGTGGCAAGAAAAGTAGGATCTATGGCTGTTGGTGCCGGTATTGCAACCGCCAAACAAGTGCCAACAGCAGCAGCAAACGTAGCGGGTGCCGGTATTGCAACCGCAAAAGCAGCGGGTCGAGCAATCAAAGCAACTCCATCGGCAGTTCCATCGGCAGTGTCTTCGTTGTACCAAAAGTTTCGTTCCGGAACTTCCAAGTTGGCGGATCGCTTTAAATCTGGAAGACGAAGTGGTTTGACTTCGAGTTACGAATACTCGGAGTTGATTTCTACGATGTCGCAACTCAACGAACAAGAATTCAACGCTTTTGTTTCGCAATTGAACGACCAAGAATTTGAATTGGTTGAACAAGCAATCGAATCGATACAACCAACAAACGGATACACCAACCTTAGAATGCGTTTGAATGAAAAATATGGTGAATAATCTTAATATTGGAGAACATATGAGCTTTAAAAAGTATTTGATCGAATCGCACCTTGATATGACCAATTATCATATTGTTCAAAACAAAAACGGTACTTATTCGGTTCACTTTACCACCTCGGATGGCGACGATCAAGAAATACGCAAGCATGCTGCTGCTCATGCTGCAATGCACATGAACAAAAAGATCGGCGAAAAACAATTCGATACGCAGCAACAAGCCGAACTTGCAGCTCAAAAAGCATTGAACGTAAAAGACGAAAAAGAAGGTTATCACGACGATATCGAAGAAGAAGCACCAACAAATGCTGTTGGTAGTGGCGAAAACATTGCAGGCATCAATCCTCCAGCCGGACCAGCTCCGCTCACCAGCGCAACCTTGAAGGGTGTTGCTGCCGGAATGACTCCGCAAGACATAGCCGATCGTCATGGTGTGAGTCTCGAAAAGATCACCAAGCAAATTCAAATGGGAATCAAGGTCGAAAAAGAGCACACCGACAACAAGAAAACAGCCATGAAGATTGCGATGGATCATGTGTACGAAGATCCAAAGTACTACAGCAAACTTGCAAAAATGGAAGGCAAGCCTAAAGACATCGGAAACGACACAAAGTTTATTGGAACCAAAGATCCTCTTGCGCAATATCGCGTCACCACGTTTCAAACACGACGCAATACCACCAACAAACCAGGAGATCAAACAATATGAAAACCTTTTTTATGGCTTTGTTTGTGCTTTCGGCACTTTGCTTGAATGTAGGATGTTCTTGGCGCGGAGAAGTTGAAACTCCAACGATAAAACCAATAAACGACAACACTGCTCAAAGCATCAGCTCGTCGGCAATTATTCAGTCCGACTCGATCGCAAAAATCGGTGAAGCCAATGCTTCCAGCAAACAGTCGGTCGATTCGATTCGCGCAACCACCGACGAATCCAACAAAACCGCTGCGAGCATCGTGGAAAAAACCGAAGATGCTACGATCATCACCAGCGTAGATGCAATCATCAATCACAATCAAAAGATTCGTGAAGATGCAAATGCAATCGAAGCCAACAGCGAAAAGATACAATCGAATCTTGAATTGGCTCAAAAACAAAACGTTCAAATACAAAAAGACGCTCAAGCTGTTCAAAATTTACAACAAACTATAGCAAATCTTGAAAACGAAAAACAAAAATTGCAAAACGATGCAATTAAAAATCTGTACACCACACTGAGCTTTTTCTTTGGTTTGGGATTTCTCACGATCATTTCGGGACTGGTGTTGGCTTTCTTGGTGAACAAAAAGCTAGGTATGAGCATTGCGGGTCTTGGTGTGCTTGCGTTGGCTCTTGCTGCCGGTGCGATTTATTATCTCAAGGCTATTGCGGTTGTTGCGATTGTTATTATCATCGCAAGCATTGTGGTGTGTTTGGCGATCGGCGTTTGGCATGTGGTGCGTGAAAATCGTGAGAAGCGAACACTCGAACAAGCCAACATCGAAAATGTCACGCTTGTTCAGAAGATCAAAGAGCGTTTGGATCCCAACGCCAAAGTTGAAATCTTTGGCGAATACAAGCCGGGTCTTGCCAGCACAATACAAAGCGACAACACTCGTGATATTGTAAAGAAAGTTCGCCAGAAAATCGACAGCAACGGAGAAACTGTATGAAAAACTTCAAAGATTTCTTGAACGAAAGCACACAAGCCGAACGTGATCGTGCGATTGCCGCAAGATCCAAGAAAAAAGCAAGCGAAATTGAAGCGGAGATTGACGCTGGTGGTCAAACACCCGAACGACGTAGGGAATTACGCAAGAGTTTGACTGGTCAAAGAAGAACTGCTTTTGAAAAGGATACAGGAATTCCTTTTGACGTGTTTGCGAGTTTGTTGAAAAAGGAATCGTACAGTGCCGAAAACGATTACGAAGGCGAAATGGCTAGCAGCGAATTGCGCAACATCATCAGCAACGCTCAAGATGTTGAATCGATGCTCAAGCCAACCACCAAACTCGAAGCTTGGGTTCAAAGCAAAATCACCAAAGCCAACGACTACATAAACTCGGTGCGCGACTATCTCAAGAACACTCCGGGTGCGGTTGAAGAAGCACTCGATCCGGTTGGCCAAGAAGATGCCGACATCAACAACGATGGTGTGGTTGATGGCACCGACCGTTATCTCCGCAAACGTCGTCGTGCTATTGCCAAGGCTATGGCCAAACGAAAAGGTCGCAAATGAAAAGCTTCAAGCAATTCATAACCGAACAACAAAAACCCGTTGCTCCCACTCCAAGATACAACACTCCGATCGTAAGAGATTTCACTAAAGGTCCAGTCAATATCGAACACGATGGAATCTTTAGTGCGTTTGCCAGTGGTCGTCGAGCAGGATTGAGTCCAACTTTCAATCCCGATCGCGTTCCAACAATTCAAAGAATAGTTCAATCTTTTAAAGTTGGTCAAAGACGCGGAACTTTCGGTCGCAGACGCAGACCCACCGATTCTCCCGAAACAACGGATTGAAACAAGATTGATTATATATAAAAATTTGTCTAAGTTTCAATAAAAAATAAAAAATTATTTTAAAGCAAAAACTCGCCAAACGGCGAGTTTTTTGTTGTTTTCATGTGAAAGTTGTGAAAGTTGTGAATTACGTGGTTAGCGTCAAGCCCTTCTTGGGAATAATAACCTTTCCAAAAGCTGCTTGGTATTCGTTTTCGAGCTTGGGATCCACCGGAACCACAAACATAACTTTGCTGGGTTCGAGTGTGATGCCTTCCGAGAGATTTGCATGCGGCATGTAACCAATAAACCCAAGTTGATTGCGTTCAACCATTCCGAGTGTCACTGGGTCTTTGATCACAATCTTTCCATCGAGCGTATCTACAACGTCACCAATAAGCTCTTCACCGTTGATCATCTTTACAATCTTGATACTCATCAAATAGTCTCCTTATTTTCAATATCGTCGCTTGTATCTATTGCTTCGCTGCAATATTCAATAACTTTTTTGTACATTTCTGGCATAATTTGATCGAATCCGGTGGTGTTTCGATTGCGATTGCCAATAACGGGGTTCATCATTTCATTAAAGATTTCTTCGCTGTCGCGCATGTCGCCTCGTACAATCGCAGCAATTGCGATAAACGACAGACATCCACCAATAAAATCTTTTTGAAATCTTCCAACACGATCGCTGGGTTTCATCGAGTCTGAGTCGTCACAATCCATTTTTTATCCTTTAAAACAATTTCAATGCTGTTTTCAAAATTTGTTTTGGAAGCTTTTCGGCATAAGACTTTTTTATCTTTGACGGCATCATCTGACCCAGCAAATCTCCATAAAATTTATTGGACGGTTCCCAGGATCTTTTCAACTCGACACAATGATAAAAAACTATTTGACGATTCGCTTCTCGACGATACTTTTCCAAATTTATTGGCAGATCATATTTTTTTATTAAATTTGCAGCCAACTTGTCGCAACATGCTTCGTTTCTGCGTATCACATTGAATGCATTTTTAACTTTTTTGCAGTATGCTACTTTTCTTTGAACGTAGTTTTCAACCAACTTTACAGGATCATAGTCGTACTTATAGTATGCAGCAAACGTGCTTTCGTCTTGTTTCCATTGCAAAAAATGTGCATATTCATGCACAAATGTTTCGAGCCAGCGATAATTTTTGTATATTCCAAGTTCCATCGAGCAGTCGTCAAAGTATCCGTCGATCTCAAATTTAGGATCTATGGTTCGGCGATATAGTTTTATTTTTATGTGATGATGTTTCAAATCTTCGATAGCAATTGCAAGGAATTTTTTGACATGCGGATTGCGTGTGCAAAACATAAGAATCCCTTGTGTTGAAACGCACAAATCGCACAATCATATTGTTGAAACGCACAAATCGCACAATCATAGTGAATTATCTATCGCCAACATCCTTTGGACTGCCGTTGAGGGTTCCCGTGTGTTGATTACGGTTTCTGCCTTTTGCGGCTGTATCGTCGTTGTTTTCTTGTTTGCTTCCGGGCATCATGTGTTGGGGATTCACGCACTTGCGATTGTCGCAAGTATGCATCAACACTTGACCTTTGGCTACTGGACCCAAGAACAGTTCGTATGCCACGATGTGTGCTGGACGAGCCACCCCGTCTTGCCAAAACTGACCGTAATGATCGGTTCCTGTGTGTGCGGTGTATTCCCAACAACCATCTTTGGTTGGTTTTATTTTTTCCATGAAACGTTGTTGCTCGTTGCCGTGTTGTTCGGCTACGTATTCACGAAACGATTTGAATGGTTTTGCCATACCATTATTTATGTTTCAGATTTGGTTGGACGCAAAACCAAGACGTTTCTTGAGATCTTTTAAGATTTCTTCCACTCGTTCTTTTTCCACGCCAATGTGTTCCCAGTGCTTGTACGATTCTGGGTCGGCTGTGACCAATGCCACGTAGATCAAGCGAATTTCTTGATCCGTAAATTTCCAAGTTTGTTTTTTACTGCCCATGCTTGCTCCGCAATTTAACGTAACGGTCCCACAAAACGATGCTGCCTGCGCTGCTAAGGTTCATGCTGGTTCCAGTTGCGCTAGGAAGCTTTATGAGATGTCGGCAGCTGCGACGTGCTTGATGGCTCAATCCCACATCCTCGCTGCCAAACAGATACACAGCACGATCCGGATGCTCGAATGTTTCGAGATTTTCCGATTTGCTGTCGAGTTCCACGCCCACCAACACGCTGCAAAGCGGAAGATTTTTGCGCAAACTCATGAAATCTTCAAAATGCCATGTGGGAAGAATGCGATGGCTGTCGCACGGATCCCAGTGGTTGTTTTTGTCGTATCTAGCACCAACGGTCGCCAGAAAGTCTGCATTGCCGAGCGTGGCTGCGGTGCGAAACAACACGCCGATGTTGCCGTGCAGTTTGGGTGCTTCCACCGCAACACCGCAGTAGTTTTCTAGCGAACGATTGCGGTACACTTTGGTGTGTTCGCAACCAAACATTCGTCGAAAGATGCTGATCATGATGAATAGTCCCTGCGTGACTCGAACACGCGCTCACATACCATGTAAAAGTACGGTTCTACCAACTGAACTAAGGGACTGTGCTGTGGGTTGCACCTTTTTGCAACTCACTCTGTATGTATGGTACGCAGAGACCACACTTGGTTCCACATTTTGTTTGATCTTTTATTTGCTCGACATCCCAACCGTTTTGCACGGCTTGTTGCACAATATCCGCAATGGTGCGATCGTAGCACACGCAACGCATCAGCGTCTCCTGCGAAACATTGAAATTGCACCAAACGCAGCTAGCGAAGCAGACGATGGATCCGGAACGCAGTTGATTCGATATTGGTTTTCGATTGGGTATTGATTGTTTGGAACAAAACGATCAATCACAGGTGGTTGTTCGGATATGATGTTCCATTGCATCCAACTGTTGATTTGCAATGTTGGTTCGCAACAAGGAATATCAAAATGATTCACAAAATTGTTTTGAATGTTGTAATTTGAATTGAAAAAATGTGTTGGTGTGGTGGGTGATTGTTCAACAACTACAACTCCACCAAAGTCAAAAAAATTGTTGCCTTGCACCGATGGCACGGTGGTGATTGTGGGTGCGTCCACTGGAAGTTTGTTGTGTTGAATCGCAGAAGGTGTTGTTTCTGTTTGTTGTGGTGCGGATGGCACGCTAGCACCCAAACGATAAACAAGAAATCCTGCGATCGGCGACAACACAATGAAAACAAAAACAAACATGGTCCAAAAGCAAAACACACCAAGAATCTTGTTGAGATCGCAAATCTTGAGTGGATTGCAACAGTCGGTTGGTTTTGCAACCGTTGCTGTTCTTCTTCTAAACAAAGGCTTTTTTCGGGTTGCTTTCATAAGTGCATTCCTCCCGAGTATTTATGTAAATGGGTAAGGAGGGATTCGAACCCCCGTAGACGATAGTCAGCAGATTTACAGTCTGCCCTCGTTGGCCACTTGAGTACCTACCCGTTTGATCACACAATCTTTTGCAACACTTCACGCAACTGGGTTTCGGTTTGAATGCCAGTGAGCTTGGTGTGAACTTGTCCGTTTTTGAAAATCACAATTGCGGGAATGCCTGTGATTTCGTGTTGCTTGGTGAGATCGCGATTGTCGTCCACGTTTGCTTTGTAAAAAGCAAAATCTGTGAACTGTTCGGAAACCTTGCGGAATGTCGGCATCATGATGGTGCACGGAACACACCAAGGTGCCCAGAAGTCTACGATCGCAACATTGTGTTTGGTTGCATCAAATTCTGAATTGGTAATTTCGTTCATGTTTTTCCTTTTTGCTTAAACAGGTCGGCAGCGAATTGAACGCTGATATTGAGTACCAAAAACTCATGTAATAAGCCATTATACGACCGACCCAAGTTGATCAGCTGTTGCGCCAATCGAATTGCATTTGATTTTTGTTTTCGGCTTTTTGCACCGAATACATGCGTTGACTCACCGCACGAGCCACCCTAACCGGATCCCAACTGTCGTTGTGATTCACAAAAAGTGTATCGCGAAGAATATCAAGAGCCATACGCAATTCTCCAATGTTGTTGCATCCAGTACCTCGAAGAGCGTATTCGGTTTCGTTTGCGGTTGTTGCATGTTGATTTTCACTTGTGTTCATTGTTTTCCACCTTTAAAATACTTTGCATGTCGCGAAGCTCGTGACGCAATTGTTCGCGAGTAACAATTTCGTATGCGCTGGTGTCGGGTTTTTTCACACGTTCGAAAAACATGATTTGACGTTCGTATGCGTTGGTGCGTTCGGGTCGATTGATGAGCGCAAGCCACTCGCCATCACCGTTTTCATCCAATTCAATCCACTCGATTCGGTTGTTCATTTTCTTGAGGTAAATCTTCATTGTGTTCCTGATAAGATGATTCAAAAATTTTGGTGATTTCATTCAACGCTTTTTCGGCTCGGTTGCGATACGCGTCTTGAGTGATAGTTTCAATGCAATACTCTGCACCACAATGTGTGTCGAGTGCATCTTGAATCACTATGCTTTCGAGAGTGTCTTTTTCGGGATTGTGTTCGAGAACCACATGATTGCGAACATCTTGCTTGCAACCCCAGCACAAGCGACTTTCCAAAAACTCCAAAGCTTTTTCACGAGTTGTGAAAGTCCAGCTTTCGCCATCGCCGCTCATTTTTCTCAAAACATAATACATCGCACTCAATCAAACCTCCATCAAAACATTCGACGCTTGTATTTAGTTGTTTTTGTTGTCAACTTCTTCGTTTATTTTTTTGTATTCGTCAAAAGTCATGCCAGTCAAAAATGATGGCAAGTACTTTTGATCCTTTTCCGACGAACGAGCACCAAGAACATTGTATTCGATAAATTCTTCGGCATCGTCTTCGCTCATGCCGTCGCGTTCCACCAGAATACGCACGCACTTGGCATAGTCGTAGGTCGCAAATTGTATGCCGTTTCGCTCGCCGATTCCAATAAAAGCATCCTCAAAACCGTCTGCAAAAAGAATTGCCATGGGTTCTCCCGGATTAGAATTGTTCGAGGAATTCATACTTATCGTCTCCACTGTATATATTCAATCAAGCATGAGGGATTCGAACCCTCTGTTGCACCGCAGGTGTCATCGGCTCGCTCGCGGAGTTTTATGACAAGCCCTTTTGGGGTGCCCCGCTGCTTTGTGCTTTCGCCGTCCCGCGTTACTCGTTCCCACCGAGTCGATGCTTGCGTTTGTTTATCCAAACAATGTTTCAGCATTGTCGCCACCCTTTTGGGTGATGATGGGTCGCTTGCTTTCGGGAACCCACTTGGGATCTTTGGGTGCGCAACAACTACTCACGGTGATGGGATGAGTGGTTCCGCATTTCGGACATTCCCAAGAGGGTATTGAATTGTTTTGATTCATTTGTTTCTCACTTAATAAAAACCGGTTGACCTTCGCGTTCGCGCAACTTTTGCCAAGCAAAAGGAATCAGATGAATAAACATGTATCCACCATCTTCCAACAATCGTTGCATTCGTTTGGCACCTGGATCGTTCAAACTATGAATAACCACTGGCGTTTCTCGATGTTGTGGCATGTTTTTGCTCATGTATGCCGCAACATATTCTCCGTCTGCATTGATCTTTAAAACATCTGCATCTTCTTGCAAATCATGATCGAGCATGATCAAATCATACAAATGGTTGTTGAGAAACTTTAGTGCTACGTTGGCAGTGTACGCGTAGTCCACTTGAAAGTGTTCCGAGTTTGTTTTCATATCACGATGTCTAAATGGACTGTCGTCAAGAAACAATATTTTAGCCATGTTATCCGTTCTCCCAGTCGCCACTGAAAACCACAGCAGCAACAATCATAAGAAAAAATAAGACGGTCAGCAAAATCATTCGGGAACATCTATCCAAGATTTGCGAACAACAAATTCCGCCAATTTTTTACCAGCTTCGAGATCATCATAAAAATGCACTCCAACCACCACTCGACTCACAGCAACAGTTTCTGCAACTTCTTCGAATGCTTGAGCGTGTTGCGGATGCAGTTGCGATAAAATCCTAGCAAAAACATAAGCTTCAAATGTGTGTGCCGATGGATATCCAGCGGTCAGCGGATCGGTTACGGTCTTTTTGATGTTTACTCCGATAGCCGGACCCAATTGAAACGGTCGCAAACGTTTGTATTGCAATTTAACATAATCAATAAAGCTGTCGGTTTGGCGAATGATTTTTCTGAACCATTCTTCGTTGTATTTTTCACCAGTAACGCTGTTTGCAAAATTTGCCCACATTTGGTAATGCGGTTTGTTGGGATCGATTGCTTTGGAAAACTTCACAAACAGTTCGGGTGCTGTTTGCATGGTTTTCAAAACATTCTGAGCATCTTTCAATGTCTTTTTGCTTGAATTAGCCGGAGGATTCTTTATCGGCAACTTGGATCGTGATTTCAAAAACTTGCCCAACACATAACTTGTGTTGTTTTTTTGTTTTTCAACACGAGCAACAGCAGACTTGGGTGGTGTTTGATGCGTCAGCTTGTCTAAAGATTTAGAGTTTTTGAATTTCATGATATTTTTATTTAGACGACTTTTTTGTGTGCTTTTTCTGTTTCTTTTTGCAGAAGATTCTGTCGTAGTTTTCGTTGTACTTGTCGCGATTCACCGGACGATACGTGTCGCCTTTGCCTGCTTGACCGTTCATCAAAACTCCCTCGTCATGTCGATGTCTTCGGGTGTGATTGTGCGCGAGTTTACCGATGGCGAACGTTGCGTGTGAACCATCGGTTTGGTGATAGACTGTTCGTACTTGGCTTGAAAATCTTGATTTGCAAGAATTTCGATGCGATTCTTTTCGTCGAGAACCACCCAATCACCCACCGAAACATACAAATATCCGTTTGCACCGTCTGGATGTTTGATGTTGAATCCAAATGGTGCTTGAAACGCTTCGACACTCGACGGACGACGATTATAAATTGCCATTGCAACTCCTTACATTTTCAACACAACAACTTGTGGTTGTATTTTCATTGCCTTACATATCATAAGCCGCAACTCGCCAGCTATTAAAATATATTTTGAATTTTTTTCCAAAACAATAGGCATGTACATTTTGCGAGAATCCGATGCTTCCAAAATCAATTTTCGATAATCTTTTGTTATTTTTTCAACGTCTTCGAGTTGTTTGATGGAAAAACTCTGCGAGCGTTCGAGTTGTTTCCACATTTCGTTGGTTAATTTTTCTGGTTTGCTGGCGGTGTACAGTTGTTCGAGTTGTTTGATTGGTATTTTGTTTTCTTGAGCAATTTTCTCAAAATCTTGTTTTTCTTGAGAAAAATTGCTTTTTGTCCAATAGATGTTTTTTAGTTTTCCAACGTACCATTGGTGATAAGAAAACTCAACAAACTCCTCGGAGGTACTGTTTTCAACAAGTTTTTTTTCGTCAACAACGCAGTCAACCACAAACTCGTTTTTTGAATTTATTTTTGCGTTGTCTATGCTTTTTGCATAATTGTCAACAAACAAAACCGGAATGGTGCTTATTTCCAATCCGATGCAGGCATCAACAATGTCTGTGTTTTCGCTTGAAAAAATCGCACCACCAACTGTGATTATTTTTGGCGGCTCGAAAAACTTTCCGTTTTCGATCATTTTTTCGATTGCAAGCGATTCGTTTGTGTTGAACGTGTCGCCGAATGTGTTGATCAAAGCTCGATGAACAAACAAAGTAGGAAATTCTTTTATCAAAGATTTTGAAGGTGGTTTGAATTTCGGATCCAACGGAAAGCTGTAATAATCTTTTTGGGCTTGCTGCTGTGTGTAGTAGTCTTCGACTTTTTGGATGGTGTCGCGAAAAACGTTTTTTCCCGCTTGTAAAAACTGTAAAAACTCGGCAACTTTAAATTGTCGAAGCGCATAAGGTTGTCGCTCTTCGGATGGTTTGGATGCAAAACGATTGTTGAGAACGCCGACCTGTTCGGTTATACCAACCAATATGTTTTCAAGTTCCGAATAATCGGTTGATATCACATTGAAACCATCACTCCACATGTGTCGAGTGCTGATCAACTGGTCCGCAACCGTAAGATTGCGTATGGGTTGTATGAGCGTTAAAAACTCATTCGGTTCTCTTGAAAAGAGATCCGTAATGATTACCGATTGTATGTCTATCATCAACAGTTATTTAGCTTTGCGCCACAAATCGGCATCGGCTGTGCGGCGTGTTTTGCCGCCAGTAAGAAACGAATTGACGCGAGCATGTCCCCACTGTTGAGGGGTGGTTCCGGGACGATGACCCGTTCGCCAAGCCGCAACGCCACGGTTGTAAACTTGACGAAGAATCGATGTGGCGATGCCGCTCTTTTTTGCTTTTTCGCGCAAAGATTTTGTGGCACTTTCAACTATCTCCACCATGCGAGCAAGAACGCTTTCGCCGTACATTTCACGATACTTGCGTGTGTATTTGCTTGGCTTGGTTCGTGCGGTGCGATCGCCGGGTGCTGGTTTGTATGCGCTTGGATCGCGCCAGTGCTTTTCGGCTCCACGCTTGAAGTGCTTGGCGCGAGCTTTACGCTTGCTGCTGCTCATGCCGGTGTTATAACGTGCGATGGTTCCGGTAAAGTCGTGTGGTACTTGCTTGCGCATAAGTTATCCTGTTGTTTTCGAGGGTTTAATTTGATTGATCGTCACCAAGTACCCGCTGCAATCGCCGTTGTTGGCTCGCATCACCGTACCCACAATGTTGGCTTCGATGATTTTTTGGAGATTGCTTGATACAATCATTTTGGTGCAAGTGTTGACGTTTCTTGTGGCATCTTTTGCGTTTTCAAACTGATGCACCACGCGTTCACGGTCTTTTTCGCAAACCAAGTTGTGCCATCCGTAGCCCGAAACCGTGTCGCTGTCCACATCGAGCGTGTCGAGAAACGTTCGATTTGCCCAAACAAGACCCAATCCCGAATCAAGTTCGCACATCATGTTGGGGTGAGTTTGAAGAAATGCTCGTTCGCGTTGTTCGGTGTGAATTTGACGCGCTTCGATGCGGTTGATTGTGTCGCGAAGACTCGTGCCACCGTTGCTTTCGAGTTGATCGCTGATGTATTGAATGCGGTTCGAGATGTTGAGAAGTTTCGACACGCCGCGTCGAATCGAAACAAACACGCCAAAAAGCGCACCCGAAATCGCTGTTATTGCTGCGATTCGGCTGCTCCAAATCTCAACTTGGTCCCATTCGTTGTTCATCGTCTTGGTTTGCGTGGATTCACTCGGTCTCGACCGTGTCCGGGAAGCAAGCCAACCGATTTTTTGCGGCTGTCGTTTGGATTAGAAACACCTGAACGGTCGTCTTGGGCTACTTGTGCACCATAGGTGCGAGCAGCCGAACGCGCTCGGGTTTCTTTGAATAATTTAAGAATTTTTTGTGCGGTTGCTCTTGTGTCCATCCATATTATTTATACGGACGAAATTCTCAAAAATCTCGATCGCAGCACTCGTATGGGTTTCCAAAACCGTCGCCGTCGTATGGTTTTTTGCAATGATACTCAACCGGCTCAAAGTCGCGTTCCAACAAAATCGATGTTTGTTCGTTTACTGTGTGAGCAACATCTTGTCCTTCACCGTCACCCGAAGGTTCCAAAGTTTCCACATGAAACAATTCACGATTTTCAAAAATCAATATCACTGTTGGTTTCCAAAAAACTTGGCGGCTTTTTCTTTGCGAAAACGCTTCCAAATGATCACTCGACCACCATAGAACTTTTGATGCTGCACCAGCATTTCGGTGCCATCGGGATGCAAGTAAGTGACCGTTTGGCGAACTTTTTTAATCTTTTTGTATGCGTCGTTCACGGTGCAATCTTGCATAAAACCATCAAACTCTTCGGGTGTGAAATTGGTATAGATGAAAGCCGCTTGGTTTTCTTGGAGGCGCATAACAAACCTTGATTTGTTTACTTGTTGTCTTCTTGATAGCTCATCAACAACGACTTGAGAAGCAAAATACGCTCGGGATCAATTTCAACGCGAATCAATTCACGATACAAATTCACACCGTGCGAATAGTCGAGAAACGCTTGTTCCATTTGCTGTTGCTCTTCAACAGTAAAATCGCATTCGCCAATTTCCGCTTTGCTGAGTTCGTATTTATCGGGAATAAACATGATGGTTCCTTTTGGTTTACTGGGTATTATATTCAACCAAAATACAAAATACAGTTGTTGAAATATTTATTTTTTAAAACTCCCAATCGTATTCGGTACCATTTTCGTCGATTTCTTCATCGGTATCATTGAATTTGTTGAGGTTCACGGTGATAGTGGGCTTTGTGTCGGGTTCAAAATTCAAAGCCACATAACCCACCGAACCTTCATTGATTTCGAATCCGGGACAGCAAGAAGTCACCAATCCGTCAATCCAATCAAAGATGTATTTGCTCGCGCCGTCTTGGTGTTGTTCGTTCAGAGGACCGTGATCCATTTGGTAACCGTTTTCTTCGAAAAACTCCTCGAAGTCTTCGATGCTTGTGTCTTCGCAAATTTCAAAAAATCCACTGTCGCCACTGCCATTGAAATCAACCATGATCGTGCCATAACAATCGTTTTGTTGCATCAACTGCATCATTTCACGCAATCGTTCAACCGATTGCTTTTGAGTTTGCTGCAATTTGTTGATGTGTTCCTGATCCAAACCGTCGTAAAGATATTTGTTGTTCATTGTGATCCTTTCAATCGGGTCGTTCGTATTGGGGGTACTTGTCGAGAACACTGCGAGCCGTTCGGTGAATCTCGTCCATGCGTTGCGTGTGCGCCATGATTTCCGAACGCAATCGTTGATTTTCTTGAGTGAGTTCCATCAAGTGTCCAATTTTAATCCAATCAGCCACAATGCGTTTCTGCATATCCATGATGAGTTGAGCAACTTCAACCGTTGACCAACCTTGCGGCAGGTGCATCCTTGCCAACAAATCATATGCACGCTCCTGCAACTCTTCCTC